AATGGGTGGTGAGATAGATGAACTGCACACGGAATGTAGGAGGTTGGCCGGACTGATAGTCGATCTTGCTCACGATACGCCATGCTCGGATTGTCAGGCCGGTGACAAATTGCGCCGTCTTGTCGGTAGCCTGGTGAAATAGTGTGACAACGATCCTGGTCGTCGTTTCTGATCTGCACTCCAATAGCACTCTCGGCCTATGCCCCACATCTGTTGTTCTTGACGAGGGCGGTACATATGAGCCTGGTCTTCATCAGAAGTGGCTGTGGTTTCACTGGGTGAAGTTTTGGGAGAGGGTGAAGGCGGCCCGTAAACGTGGCTACAGATTGATAGTGGTGCTGAACGGAGACATAATGGACGGAGACCATCACGGCACGGCTCAGTTGATCTCTCGAAATATGGCAACACAACACAGGATCGTTGTAGAGAATTTACAGCCAATATTTGATTTGAAGCCGACTAAAATTTTTGTGGTACGCGGGACAGAGGCGCACACCGGAAAAAGCGGGCAATACGAGGAGATGATTGCCAGCGACATTCAGGCCGAGCAGGATGAAGAGACCGGCTCTTATTCGTGGTGGTGGTTGCCAATAGAGGTGGAAGGCGTTCAGTTCGACATAGCGCATCACGGACGTGCCGGATACCGGCCCTGGACGCGGGCGAATGCCACGCAGATGTTGGCCGCCGAGCTGACGATGCGATACGCGCAGGAGGGTAGTGACCTGCCGGATGTAGCGATACGGTCGCATACACACCAACCGGCTGACAGTTACGACAACTATCCTCTACGCCTGCTGCAAACTCCGGCGTGGCAAGCGTCAACGGCGTTCGGGCAACGCCTACAGCCTGGCTCATTACTGCCGTGTGGTGGCTATATTTTCAAATGCAGGGACGGCGAGTATGAGTTGGAGAAGCTGATATTCAGGCCAAAGAGGAGGAAATCATTAAAGGTGTAGGGGGAGCGACAGAATCACAATTGTTAGAGGCGTTGAAAAACGCACTGCGGGCCGAGGAGGAAGATAGCGGCGCGTTGACAACGAAAGAAATCAAAAGGGCGACCGGTATGTCGATCTCTCGCATCAGGGGTGCATTGAAGAAAATGAAAGATGAGGGGGGTATCGAGGTAGTTTGGAAGAAACAGGAGAATTTATCCGGGAACAATTCGTCTGTGCCTGCCTACAGATTAATGGGAGGGGAAGGTGAGTGAGGTGAAAACCGTTTCTAAGGGGAAACGAAACTTTCTTGTTGTTTATGATAACGACAACAAAGAGGTTTTTTATTTCAATATAGAACACATCACGTTTTCTATCAAGTGCATAAATGAGTCTCATTGGGTCTTCGTAGACTGCGGTTCTGTCATTGTGAAATTTCCATTCTTGTTTGATAGTGAGTTGGAGGCTCACGACTTTATAGAGTACCTGAATGGCTGCGAGGCAAATTTTCATCATATGGACCAGGAGTATTATGATTGGAAAAAGAGAAAGGAGGCGGATGAATGAGTTTCACAAATGTTGATACGTTAGTTAACGCCCTGCCAGTTTTTTATCCGGCCATCATTCTCTGCGCTGTTGTAATTTTTATTATAATGGCTAGGCTGGGAATAATCAATGAGCGCACCGTTGGCCTTTGTTTTCTGTTTCTTCTTATCATTCTTCCTTCTGTTGCAATTTGTAATCTTTCTAAATTATTGGGCGGCTTTTTTTCATACGTTTGGGGGGTTATAAAGGGTGATGATTGAATTTATGACGCTCGTTGACACATTACCGGTTATTGTTCCGGTAGCGTTTCTAGGTGTCGTTTTCATTATAATTATGATTGTGAAATGGCTGGGCAATGGCTAAATTAAAGGACCTAATCCAAGACGACAGGAACGCCAATAAAGGTACGGCACGAGGGGCGAAGGCCCTCATTAACTCGCTGCAACAAAGTGGAGCGGGCCGGTCTATCGTGGTGGATCGTAACGGGAAGATTATTGGCGGGAACAAAGTTGCCGAGGCGGCGGCTGAGATATTTGGCGTGGACGCTGAGGTACAGGTGATTGAGACAAGCGGAGAGAGATTGATCGTACATAAACGGAACGATCTTGACCTTGACGATCCTGATCCAAACAGTCCGGCGCGGCAGTTGGCGTATGCCGATAACTTTACCTCGCATCTCGATTTTGAACTCGACCCCGTACAGGTAATGGCAGATCTTGAGGCTGGGTTTGACTTCGAGAGAGTGGATATGGGCCTGCCGGACCTGGGCGATCTGATGGAAGGTGGTGTTCAGGAGTTGTTGGGGGAGGATGATAAAGAGGCTAGTGACACGGAGGCGCAGGTTGATCGGACCGAGGGTCTGCGACAAGAGTGGGGCGTTGAGACGGGGCAAATATGGCGGCTGGGAGACCATCGGCTGATTTGTGGCGATTGCACCGACCCGGCGGTTGTGGCGCGGGTGATGGATGGAGAGAGGGCTGTGCTGTGCGTGACCGACCCACCTTATATGGTAAATTACAATCCCCAATGGAGAGTTGGATTAGGTGGTGATGGTGGTAAGCAGGAGTTCTCAAACGGTAAAGTTATTGAAGGTGATAATGACCTTAATTTCTTAAAGGTATTTGAGATTATACCGGCTGATGTGATTTATTGCTGGACAGCGGATAAAACCATTAAAGACCTTCAAATTAAAATGGAACAAAATAATTTTATTTTGTGTTATGTAATTATCTGGAATAAAGACCTTGCTGTTTTTGGCAGGGGTGATTACCACCACAAATACGAACCATGCCTATATATGGTTCGCAAAGGTTCAAAGCATAACTGGCAGGGTGATAGGAAACAAGAAACAGTATGGGATATTCCTACTATTCACAGTTTTGCAAATGGGCATAACAGTGATGAATGGGGATTGGTTGGACATGGAAACCAAAAGCCTTTGGAATGTATGGGAAAGCCGATAAAAAACAATAGCGCAAGCGGGCAAATAATTTATGATCCCTTTCTTGGCAGCGGCACAACCATAATAGCATGCGAAAACCTCAATCGTCTCTGCCGATCCATAGAGATTGATCCGGGCTATGTAGCTGTTTCTTTGCAGCGATGGACGGATCATACCGGTAATAAGCCTGAGCGTATAGGGTGATGTCAAATGATTAGAGTATTACTAGTTACGGCAGCGTATATTTCCGCCCAGATGTTGTCTGATATAGCTAGCCTCAAAATTATTATGTTTGTCGGTTTCTCGATGGATGCGGGGACGTTGATTTATCCGATTACGTTCACGCTGAGAGACCTCGTTCACAAAACAATCGGGGCACGAGGGGCACGGGTTTTGATTGTACTGGCGGCGGGGATCAACCTGATAATGGCCGCCTTCTTTTGGCTGGTATCGGTATTGCCGCCTGACCTTGGAGTAGGACCACAAGCGGAGTTTGCTATTGTTCTAGCTCCGGTATGGCGAATTGTGATTGCATCTATATGCGCCGAAACGATTGCCGAGTTGATTGACACAGAGGGTTATTCTCTGTGGAAGAGATGGTTTGGTCAACGGTGGCAAATTGGGCGAGTTTTGTTTAGCAATGCGATTAGTGTGCCAATTGATAGTGCGATTTTTTGCGCGTTGGCGTTCTATGGCGTTTTGCCCAATGAGGTCGTGATGGGAATTTTCGTGGCTAACGTGCTACTCAAGGGTATCGTGACCATTCTGAGTTCTCCTCTAATTAGGATCATCCCAGATAAAAAAGTCAGTTTGGGTTAATTTGGGATAAATTTGGGATATATGGACAGATCAAACAAAAATTATGTCAAATAAGGAGAAGCTGGACCGCGAAATACTCATAAAAGTTATCCATCTTGCTCAGGGTAATATTACTGTCGCGGCGGACAAACTGAAAGTTAGCCGGTCTACAATATACCAATATCGCGAGAAATACAAGACGGTTGCGGACGCCATAGAGGAGGCAAGGCACGATTTTGACACCGAGCTTCTTGACAGAGCTGAGCGAAGGCTAATGGAGGCTGTGGACCGAGCAGAGGTTTGGGCCGTGCGGTATGCACTCAACAAGAAAGGTGGCAATCGCGGCTACATGGAGAAGCGGGGTCTTGAGATGTCTGGGCATATGACCGAGGCGGTGAAAATCTACCTGCCGGAGAAGGATAATGACCCAGATTAGGCCGATACCAAATTCGCCGCAGGAGAGACTCCTCAGGTCGCGGGTGCGGGAGATAGGATATGGGGGGCAGGCCGGTGGTGGGAAGTCGTTTGGGCTGATACTCGATCCCCTGTATCAGATAGTCACTCCTGGATTCAACGCCATCATATTTAGGCGGACCTACAAAAGACTGAAAGAGGCGGACGGCCTGATAGACTTGTCGTTCCAGGTCTATCCTTATCTTGGTGGTGAGTATCACGGTCAGGATTACCGGTGGACGTTTCCGAATGGGAACACGATCAGATTTTCTCACATTGAACACGAGAACAACATCCATCAGTATAGCGGTTCTCAATATGCCTACATCGGCTTTGACGAACTTCAGGAGTTCACCAAACGGCAGTATCTATTTCTGTTCTCTCGGAACAGATCAACCAATAGTGACATAAGTCTGTTCGTCAGATCAACATTCAATCCAGGCGGTATTGGTCACTCTTGGATCAAAAAACGTTTCATTGACACAGACATACGAAACAGGCATAGATGGTTTTCTCAAGAGGGTGGTGTGGAGATTGAAGTTCCTGCCGGTCAGGGCGTTTCACGAATGTTTATCCCCGCCTCACTTGAGGACAATCCATATTTGTACCAGGGCGGGGACGGCGATTATGAGAAGGGTTTGCGCCAACTCGACAACGTGGATTATCAGAGGCTTCGTCACGGCGATTGGAGCATACGGCGGACCGGCCTGGTGTATCACGGTTTCACTCGTGATAATATTGCTCCATCATCTCGGCAGATGGATTTGTCTCAGGCGTCGTTCTATCACTCGCACGATTTCGGTGCGGTTAATCGGGCCTGGGGGTTATTCGCCAAAATAGATGGTACGTATTTTTTGGTCCACGAGGCCATTTTGCCGCCCGGCTCGACTGAAGCGCGGGCACGGATTATCCGGCAGCATCTCAAGGGGAAACAGGTTATCGCCGGATACGGCGGCTCCAAGAGTGAGAAGCAGCAGAGGGCCGATTACCGGCAGGCCGGTGTTCAGATAAGAGAGCCGGTCATCACGGATGTGGAGAGTCAAATCTCCATTACAAATAAAATGTTCGAGACCGGCGAGTTGATGATCTGCAGCGATTGCACGATGACCATAGACCAATTGGACAGTTGCGTGCGTGACGACAGTGAGGGGATAGCCGATAAATCGGTGTGGCATAATTTGGATGTGCTGCGGTATTTCGCCGCCGGGGTGAATCGGAGAGGGTGGGTATGGTAGATAGACAAACGAGGCGGTTGTTGGACATTTCTCAGCGGGCCATTGATAGCGTGGTTAAAAGACAGGCTGACAACCTGTCCAAGCAACCACGTTTTAGAGACAACTGGCGGTACGGTTCGTTTTTCAGGTTCGTGGATGATGTCCTAAATGAAGAGCCTGACTACAGCAGCGATACGCGATTGCGCGACAATTGGCTGAG